AGGCGATCTGCCAGTGGGACGAGCAATATCGGTACGACTCCCTGGAGGACGGCTCTCCCGCGAAGTCCATGTATCAGCTCGCAGCCCGCGCGGCTCTCCTCGCAGCACGGGAGGTGGCCCGCCATGACTGAGCACGAGGAGTACACGCCGGACCTGGGGTCGGTCAGAACCTGGTACTCGGGCGCGGTCGGCGAATACCGGTGCGACACGGGCATGTCGGAGGAAGAGGGTGAAGCGGCCTTCGACCGCGCCATTGCCGCCCACGACCGGGCGCTCCGCGAGCAGATCGCGCGGGACATTGAGGTGCGCATTGACGACGACGGAACCGACGAATGGTTCGCAGCCATTGAGTGCGCAGCCCGCATCGCACGAAAAGGAGGCCAGTCATGACCCTGGAGGAGCGGATTGCCCGCGCCATCGACCCGGAAGCGTGGAGCCGCTGGGATAACCAGCCCTCCGGGGACATCAAGCAAGGAAGCGCCCGGACGAACTGGACGATCACCGCCGCCCGCCGCGTCATCGACGGACTCCACCTCGACATCATCAGTAGCCGCCACAGTTTCGACGGGCTGAGGCACCGATACGACCTCACAGGATTCATCAGGGAGGACGCATGACAGCCACCATCGACGACGTGCGGCAGGAGCTCACCGACATTGCGCGGTGGGCTCCACTCATGCCCGCCACATGGAGCGACCTCCCCCTACGAGCATCACGCATGGGGGACGGCGTGCACGTGCGCCTCTCCCACACGCCCATGCCCGGCGGCATGGAGAGGGCCGTCGACACGTGGGCCGACAACGGTGCGCTCGGCATCCACACGCAGATCGGAGTCCAGCAGGCACTCGGACCGTGGGCCGACGAGCTGCGCACCCTGCGGGACATGCTCATTGGACCCGACCCGCACACCGGCACCATCCCCTACCTCCTCGACCACCTCGACTGGGCCACCCAGCACATGGACCGGGTGCAGTGGGAGTACATGTGCGCTGACATCCACAGCGTCCACGACAGGGTGCAGGGCATCGTGTGGCCCGAGAAGGAAGTCATCGGCATGTGCCCGGACGTCCAGTGTCACGGCATCGTGCGAGCCAATACTGGCAAGCACGGTATCGCAGACACCGGCACGTGCGACACGTGCAAGCGAGAGTTCCACACCGACCCCGACCAGTACGCCCACGACGTGCGCACAATCGGGCAGGGCATGACCGTGACGCCGCTCGCCACCGTCACAGTCGCCCAGGTCCAGCGCATATGGGCAGGCGAGATCTCCGCAGACCTCGTGAAGAAGTGGGTCAAGCTCGGGAAGATCGAGCCGCTCGACACGACGCCAGTGTCATTCCCGCTTGCCAAGGTCAACGTCCTCGCGCACGATGTCATCGAGAAACGGAGGCGACGCGCCGAGAAGAAGGCGATGCGCATGGCTGGATGACCTGCTATCATTTCCCCTAGTTGGGTCACAGAGGTGTATCCACTACGAGCCCCCGAGCCTCATGGCCGGGGGTTCTTGCATGCACGAGGGGCGCGACTCGACAACGCGCACACACACCGCCCCCACGCACTGGGGGCAGCGCCGGACGCACCCGCCCATCCGGGGAGAACGCAGCCGGGCCGCCGAGCCCGGCAGGGCGGGGAGACGTGAGAGCTGGGGGTATATCAGATGCCCCCGGGCTACTCGATACCCAGGGGGGGCGCACAGTGCCGGGGAGGGGCCATGGCCAGCAGCCGCACCGGCACCACCAAGTACCTGCGCAACGCCGCCAAGATCAGAGCCGAGGCGTTATCCACCGGGATCACCAACTGCCCGGTATGCGGTCACCCCATGGACTACAGGCGAGGCAGCCGAGACCCACACCGCGTCACCGTTGACCATCGCATCCCATACGCGCAGATGCGACGCATGGGCAGACTCTCAGAGGCAGACGACATCGAGAACCTGCGCACCAGAGACGGCAAGCCCAACGTCATGTGCGCTCAGTGCAACTCCAAGCTCGGCGACAAGCGTCATCGCGTCGTCATCAGGCCAGCGAAGCGCGTCTCGACGCTCGTGCAATGGTGAAACAAGGTGCACGTCTCACCCTGTGAGATATTGACTATCGCTATACCGGAGCGGCTCGGGCTTTACCAAACGGGGGGCATACCCCTCCCCCCCGGGTCGGATCCGCCCCCGGAGGCATAGCGAAATCTCTCCCCGCTCCAAAAAAACAGTCTTTGTAATGGGATCATAAAGGAGGTGTGTCATGCCCCGAAAGCTCCACGCAGTTCCAGTGAGCGAGGAGTGCGAGGTGGACACTCCTCCCACCTCTCTGGTTGAGGCTGCAAACCGCAGTCGACGCGATCTCCTTGTGGGGCTCAGGAATACCGTCGCTGAGACCATCGAGGGCGGAGTTCCAGCTCACGCCCTAGCCCGCCTCGCGGATGAGGTCGAGAAGCTTGACTCGGCCATACGAAAGATTGATCAAGACAGGGAAACGGTGCGTGACGAACTCGCCGTAGTTGAGGATGTGCCGTTCGATGCGACGGCTATCTGATGTTGCGCGGTACGTCTGCATCCCAGATGGAATTGAATCTACTGGATGGCCTGTGATCAAAGCTCAGTGCGAGGTCATGGGAGTCCATTTCGATGACTGGCAGGATCAGCTTGGATATGTGATCTTCGGAAAGCGCGCCAATGGGTCGTACGCGATCACCCGTGGCGGCGCCGTGCTCTCTATTCCAAGACAGTCCGGCAAGACTTTTCTCGTCGCGATGATCATATTTGCGATGTGCGTTCGCCAGCCTAGACTAAAGGTGCTCTGGACAGCGCAGCGGCTTTCGACATCTGACGAGACATATCTAATGCTCGTTGGATTGACCAACCTACCTAAAATTGCTCCATATGTAGACAAAGCGTATTTGGGGAACGGGAATCAGACAATTAGATTCTCCAATGGCTCTCGAATCAAGATTGGATCGCGCGACAAGCAAAATGGTCGAGGTGAGCCGGGAATCGGTGTAGTTGTCTTTGATGAGGCTCAGCATCTTCGTGAAAACACCTTGCACGACATGGTTCCCACCATGAATACCGTCAAGAATGCTTTGACGTTCATGATGGGAACACCACCTCGCCCAGAGGACGAGGGAGAGGTCTTCAAAGACAGGCGTAAGAGGGCACTCAGTGGACAGAGTCCAAACATGCTCTATGTCGAATTCTCGGCTGATGATGACGCTGACTTAGACGATCAGGTCCAGTGGGCCAAAGCGAATCCGTCTTTCCCTGGCAGAACTGACGAGGATGCTTTCTTCCGTCTGCGCGAACAACTAGATGCTGAAGGATTTAGGCGCGAGGCTCTAGGGATTTGGGATGGCGCCGGATCGTCTCGCGGCATCCCTGCGGATCTGTGGGATGCGTGCGCGGTGGAGGATGTGCCGTCTGACGGCGTTAGGTCGTTCGCTGTGACGTTCTCGCAGGACGGGTCTCGCCAGTCCGTGGCGGGAGCGCTCAAGCGTGAGGATGGTGTGCATCTGGAGGTGGTCGGCCAGTTCAGTGGGTCGACGGAGTCGGGCGTTGCGCAGGTTGCTGACTGGCTGGTTGAGCGCAAGGACCGGACGGCGATGGTGGCGATCTCCGGCGCGGCGGGGTCAACTGTCCTGGCTGATGCGCTGCGTGAGCGTGGAATGCGGAATCGCCAGCAGGTGCATGTGATGACGACGCCGGAGTACACGACCTCGTGCGCGATGCTGCTCGACGCGGTGCGTGAGGGCACGGTGACACATCCGAAGGTCGACGACCCGCTGTCCGATGCTCTGGAGAGTTCGGTGGCGGTGTGTGACAGGAAGAAGCGTGGCACCTCGGGGGCGTTCGGCTGGGAGCCGACGACCGAGGACGGGGACGAGACGCCGATCGAGGCGATCTCGTGCGCACTGTGGGCCGCGAAGACAACGAAGCGTAAGCCGAAGGGCTCTCAAAGTGGAAGTGGGGTGACCATCCTGTGAACGTCGTAATTCCATCGGTAAAGGGATTGACGGGCGACGAAATGGCAACCCTCGCAAAGCTGTGGGAGCAGTGGGGGCGAAAGCAGCCGAAGAATCTGTTACTCGACACTTACTACGACTCAAAGAGGACTTTTCAGGACCTCGGAATCTCCATCCCTCCTCAGATGTCGAAGGCGAAGGCGGCATTGGGGTGGCCGCGTAGGGCGGTTGAGGCGTTGGCGCAGAAACACGTCTTTGAGGGATATTCTCTTGATGGCGCTTCTGACCCGTTCGAGATTGACGACATTTTGTCTCAAAACAGGTTTGGGCTAAATCTCACTCAAGCAATATCCTCTGCCTACAAGCATTCGTGCGCGTTTCTCACTATCACAAAGGGCGGCGAGGGTGATCCCGACGTTCTGATCCAAGCCCGAGACGCAGAGTGGTCAACAGCACTCTGGGACAAGAGCAAACAAGAGATCTCTTCCGCCCTTGCAATTACCGATGCGGACGACCTGGGAAATCCGACTGCCGCGACCATATTCTTTCGTCACGACACGATCCATCTGTTCTCCGATCGTGGGACTTGGTCGATGGAGCGCCTCGGGAATGCGACCGGTCGAGTTCTTGTCGAGCCGCTGATCTACGATCCACAGCTCAACCGACCATTCGGACACTCGCGGATCACCCGTGAAGTGCGTTATCTCACGGATGCGGCAGTGCGAACACTCGTGCGTACTGAAACTTCGGCAGAGTTCTTCTCAAGCCCGCAGCGGTGGGTAATGGGAGCCAATGAGGACGCCTTCAGCAACAAGGATCGCTGGTCTGCGATCATGGGGCGAATCATGGCGCTGGAACCTAACGAGAATGGCGACATTCCAACTGTCGGTCAGTTCGCGCAAATGAGCATGGATCCACATTTGTCGATGTATCGGCAACTTGCGCAGAACTTCTGTGCTGAGACTGGACTACCGCAATCATCTGTCGGGCTGTTTGCGGATAATCCGACCTCTGCCGAAGCGATGCAGGCCGCAGAAGCGGCTCTTGCTGACAAAGCAGAACAGCAATGGCGCATTTTTGAGGATCCGCTTCGACGGCTCGTCCAAGATGTCGTCATGGTTCGCGACAATTTGACTGCCCCACCCGTGGAGTCGTGGAAGCTCCGGGTGAACTGGACGCCCGCTCGATGGGTAAGCCCGCAAGCGGCATCGGACTTCATTGTGAAGACGGTGCAGGCGATTCCCAAGGTCGCGGAAACTACTGTGGCGTTGCGCCGTACAGGATTCACGGTCGGAGAGATTGACGAAATGCGTTCGGAGTGGCGCACACAGGCTGGCGGCTCTCTTCTTGACCGCGCCCTGGCTGCCTCGAAGGCTTTGGCGGGGGTGAAGGCGGATGACGACGCTGGCGCAGGCGGAGGAGTTCAGGCTGGCGCAGGTGCAGGTGTCGACGCTGGCACAGAATGACCTTCGGGCGTTCTTCGACACGCTGGACCTCGCGCGTCCAGAGGCTGCACGTGATGCGCTCATGGAGTTCATGCCTGTCCTGACGCAGCAGTATGGCGACCTCGCGGCGAGTGTGGCCGTTGAGTGGTTCGACGAGCTGCGCGCTGAGGCTGACGTTGCAGGGCGGTTCCGCGCGACGCAGGCGGCTGCGGCGTCCACTGCTCAGGCGCAGGGCACTGTCAGGTGGGCCGCGTCACACCTGTGGATGGAGAATCCGTCTGGCATGCTCGCGCCCCTCATGGGCGCAGTCACGCGGCTGGTGCTGGACCCCGCTCGGCAGACCATCGTCGACAGCTCGGATGCGGACCCCAAGTCGGTCGGCTGGCAGCGCAATGTGCGTCCGACCGGATGCGATTTCTGCGTGATGCTCGCTGGTCGCGGTGGCATATACCGGTCGGAGAAATCGGCCACCTTCGCATCGCACGACAACTGCACGTGCACGGCATCCCCCTCATGGGACGCCCGCGCCCGCGAGGTGCCGGTGGGCGTGTACAGGGCCAGTGAGCGCATGGAGAAGGTCCGCAATCGTGCCACCGACCCATCGGACCCGAAGAAGCGGGCGAAGGCGCAGCGTGTCCTCGCCAATCATCGTGAGACGACGCGCCGCTACCTCGACAGCATGAAGGACGAGCTCGACGCCTACCGGGCCGAACTGACGCAGGCGCTCGCCGCCTGACACAAGACTTCCGCGTTCTCTCGCGGGCGGTGACCTCGACCGGATCGAGGGTCCTCAACGCCGACGGGCTCAAAACGGGAAAGGGACATATCCATGTCTGAAACCACAGACACCGCACCAGCGGGAGAACAGAACACCGAGGGGCAGCACACGGACTTCGAGCCCATCACCTCCCAAGAGGCGCTGGACAAGATCATCCAGTCGCGGCTAGCTCGGGAACGAGCGAAGTACCAGGACTACGACGAGCTCAAGGCCAAGGCTGAGAAGTTCGACTCGACCGAAGCGGAACTGTCCACCCTCAAGGCGGAGAAGCAGCTCAGCGAGTGGAAGCAGCAGGTGTCCAAGGATGCGGGCGTGCCCGCTGACGCACTGCGCGGAACCACTCTCGAAGAGCTGACAGCTCACGGCGAAGTCCTCAAGTCGCTCTTGAAGTCACGTCCGACGGCACCCGTCGTCCCGGACGTGGGCAAGCAACCAGAAGCCAAGTCCGACCCCACGCGCGACTTCGTGCGGGAGCTGTTCGGCAAGAACTGAGAGGAGAACGGCAATGGCCGTTTTCGGAACCACTGACACCCAGGTGCTCCTGCCCCGCGAAATCGCGGACGGCATGGTCACCAAGGCCCAGACAACCTCCACCCTCGCCAAGCTGTCGGGGCGCGAGCCCATGCGGTTCGGCAAGACCGACATCATCACCTTCAACGACTTCCCCAAGGCAGAGTTCGTCGAGGAAGGCGCCGACAAGGCGTCCACCTCCGGCGCGTTCGGCGCCGTGACCGCAGTGCCCCACAAGGCGCAGGTCACCATGCGCTTCAACCAGGAAGTCGAGTGGGCGAACGAGGACTACCAGCTCGGAGTCTTCACCGAGCTCGCCAATGCCGGACAGATCGCGCTCTCCCGCGCCCTCGACCTCGGCGCGTACCACCGCATCAACCCGCTCACGGGGGCGGTCATCTCGGCATGGACCAACTACGTCACCGCCACCACGAAGCGTGTGGAGCAGGGGACTGCGGATGCTGACGATGACTTCCGTGCAGCGGTTGGCCTCCTCGTCAACGCATCTCCTGCATGGGGGGTCAACGGCGCGGCCATTGATCCGAAGTTCGCGTGGGCACTGTCCCAGCTCAAGGTCCGCGACGGGTCCGGCGAGACGTCCCAGATGCGGTACCCGACCCTCGGGTTCGGGACCAACATCACCGACTTCATGGGTGTCCCAGTCGCTCAGGGCGACACGGTGGCCGGCACTCCCGAGGCTGCTGACACGAAGGTCCGCGCCATCGTGGGCGACTTCGTGAACGGCATCCGGTGGGGCGTCCAGCGCGACCTGCCCGTCGAGCTGATCCGCTTCGGTGACCCCGACGGGCAGGGAGACCTCAAGCGCAAGAACCAGATCGCTCTCCGACTGGAGATCGTCTACGGCTGGTACATCTTCGCCGACCGTTTCGCGGTCATCGAGGATGCTGCCTGACATGCCCCGCCTGAGGCAGAAGGGGACGGGGGTGGTGGTCTCCGTCGATGAGTCCACCGCCTCCACCCTCGGGGCTGGGTGGGACCCGGCAGACGAGCCGCCCCCTGAGAAGCCCGCCCCGAAGCGTTCGCCGCGTCGCAAGCCCGCTGACTCGAAGTGAGGTGCCCGCCATGGCTGTTGCAGCGCCGTTTGCGACTGTCGCAGACGTGGAGGCACGGTGGCGCACTCTCTCTGAGAGTGAGAAGCTGCGCGCAATTGTCCTGATCGACGACGCGTCCGACAAGATCCAGACCACATGCTCATCGTGGGAGGACGCGTCCGAGGCGACGCTGCGGCGCATCACGTGCGCCATGGTGAAGCGGGCGATGGCAACACCGTCCGCCGTGGACGGCGCGGACG